CTTGAGGCATCGCTGGCCTGACATCAAAGCCATCGTAATAGTCGCCTCCGCAAGATTCACGGAAGTGACCGTCAATGAAAGATTTATCATCGTTAATAGTGAATCCGAGTCCTTCAAGGACATAGATAAGCGCCTTTGAGGCGTCACTTGGTACGATAATATCATCACCGAAGACCCGTACAGGGCCCTTGGTTTCCATCAACTCCACTACAGCCTTGCTCAAGCTATAAAAAAGTATAGTTTGAAGCGGGAAAGTATGACCTGACCCCATAAGCATATAACTCGTTAACGGCATTTTCACGCCACCGACGATAATGTTAGGGGTCCTGACATCTCTCAAAATCTGCTTCCAACTATCTGGAACCATGTAGTCAATATGGTCCCAAACAAAACTATCAGAAGCCTTGGACATATCTATTGTAGCAAGCTTTCCCGTACGTGAACCTTGTTTTGCAAGATTCATATGGGTGGCTTTTGCACTACTAAGATCTATCGGTGTGCCGTCTTCCAGACGACGCCGCAATAGTGTCCCTAGCCCCTGTGAAAGGAAACCGCCAAAAGAAGTATCCGGCGCTATTCCCCTCAGAGCTTTATAACTCTTTGGTACAGTTGTGTGTTTGACAGAGTCAACGACATCAGGTCTTTGTACACAATCCGCAAAAATGGGATCATCATCAAAGAACTTTTCAAACCAATGCAGTTGAGCTTCTGTAGCAGTGAGGTTCTTCACGCGAACGTCTAAGTAAGCACGTTTTGCAGGAAGCCCTCTCGCTGCACGTTTTCCCCATTTACACAGTGTGTCGAACTCGTCTTGGTCAAATTCACCGAGTATCGCGTGACAAATGTCCCGCGCTCTTTCGAATGCAACCTGGACAACGGGCGTACGCACCTCAGGCAGACAAAACTGCGTCTGCGAATGGCGGAAATCCCGCAAAGTCGACTCCCGGAGATGTTTGTCCGAGTAGAGATCGTCTTCAAACGTGTATCTTTTGAGAAAACTCTCGCATTGATACAGTTTGGCGAAAACGTAATGTCCGGCTTCGTTGTATTGAGGCCAACTAGATTTTCGGAACTTCTTAATATCCGATAAATCTATTTTACATGTAACGCTTTTCGGTGTGTCAGACATGAGGTCTGTCATGAGCTTACGCTGGATTTTCAGCATAGCTACATCAGTATTGTAAGGCCTAGTTTGGTCTTTCATAATATATCCTTATTTGGATTATATGTTGATGATTGCTACGCTTCCTGTCCGTAAATGAACAGGTTGGCATAAGCATCTTCGGAAAGTATCTGACATCCACGGTTGCGTAACTCAGCTAACAAAGCTGAAGCGTCGCGTGGATCCACAGTAACTTCGATTCGGATAGATCCGAATCTGATTTCACCGGTAACAGCATCCTGTACAACCATCGTTGCAACAGCAGTAGATTTTGCTTTCTGCTGAACGCCTCCGGTTGTCGGATTGAGACTTCCAGGACGACCAACAAGTCGTATGGAATCCCGCAGACCACTCGTGCCAGTTGTATCGACATAAGTTGTGCCTGCTGTGTTACTAGGTTGCTCAACAAAAGTTAAGGAGCTTCCGCCGGTGTAGGTGACGTCTGTTACGCCATCCAAGATTGTTTTTGACATGAGTTTTCTCTCGTGTTAACGCATTATTCCCTTGAAAAACAAAAAGATCAAGGCAACTGCGTCTGCTTTGTGCAGGAGCGATAGCTGGCCGGTTGTAAAAACAGGCAAAGAACTATTCACACCCACGTTGATTGTGCGTCTTATTTCTGTACGCTTCGCCACAGCACCTCCAAAATTTCCGGAGGCACCAAAGCCAGCAACAGTTGACACACAGTTAGTAAGACTAATCTTCTGGACAACCTCAGCAACATAAGTATTGCTTTGGTGTACCACACCGGCGTTGCCGGGACGGTACGCAGCTATCCAATCTCCGATGTTAACAAACCAGTCAACAACGAATGACAACGGAAACAATTCCCACGCTGCACTAAGTGCATCGTGTAACTTGAAACCATAATCATCACTAGCCTTAATCGCTGCTGGGTACAGCTTACAAGCTCCTCGCACATTCCATTGTGTATTAATACGGAATGTCTGTCGAGACCCACTAACCATGTTTGTTGCATACTCTGTGTTAGTTTCATACAGAGTAGCTTTTACATAGCCGGTAGTAGTCTTCAGCTCTTTGTCCTTCTCGCATAACAATTCGATGATATCTGCTATTTGCAGCATCAACGGTTGTATAGCGTAGCGGTACGCAAGCCAATGACTAGCCAGTTGTTCTGCCTTTTTAGCTGGATCACGCACACGTTCGATAAACTTCGATCGTAACCATGCGCTCTTGCTTAACTTATAGGCAGACATACCGAGTTTACGTAGAGACACTAGTGATTCGATCCCCTCAGCTATCCAAATTAAACCTGGACAAGCCGGAGAGTTCGCCTCAGCATATGCCTCATGTTGGGCCTGCTCCATCGCTCCAAGCGCATCATCTTCGATGCTATTGAAACTAGGGGCAACAGGCCGTAACGCCGATCGGTATACAGAAAGATGTCCTGAGAGAGTTGTTGAGTTCCCATTCGGATCGTGGACGTAAATACTACCTACGCCTTGATCAACCTCAACCCTAGAAAGGGAAAAGGCATTCGGTGGGTCCCAACCATACTCATCACGGGGCTTTCGTTTCCCACGCCATGAAGTAACCTGCGATTCCTCGCAGAACAAAATCTTGGTTGTTAAAGTTTCCGATACATAGTCAGGGTCAGCTCTTCTCAAATACGAACCAGTATATTTCTTGGTTGTATAAGGTTTGATGTCTGTCCTATAACCTGTGAACGGTTCCTTCTTCTTCCAAATCTTGTTGAGGTATGTACCTCGATATCGTTTCTTCATGACGACACCAGTGGGTGTAAACCTATAGAACCTCGCATATTATTAGCGAATACCTGTCTTTTTAAGACAGATGTAGTTCCGAGAAAATCGCTTTGATTTTCTGGGATAGATTTACTTCGGAGATGTATATCGATTTGCAACCGATCTACAAAATTAACCCTAAGAGTGTAATATGCGTGTGCGCAGATTGTCAAAATAACTATGACTTCTACGCTGCGCCGCAAAACTCTAGTGTTAACAATATACCTCACGGTATACCTCCTCGCCGGAAGGCGATTGCATGTGCTGGACAGGATCCATGATGGATCCGGAAGGCCACTTCTTACAACCCGTTTAGGGCCAGAAGAAACAGCTTATGTCAGGCAGAGCCTATGATGGGCTCGCGAGAAACACGGTGAGATACGTGATATACGTA